ATGCTAATCAAAATATTAGTGAAGAATTAGAAGCATTTGGTCAATTTATGTATCATGCTGAACTACTACGTAATGATCACTTAGATGTATATTTATTTGACCTACATATGGTAGATCAACCTTATCGTGATATATTAGTTGATGTATTTGGTCAACTACATGATATGAATGAATCAAATTATGTAGATGATGAAGATAGTGACCTAGATACGCCACTATAAAAAAAGCCCGCTAATTGCGGGCTTTTTTTATTTTACTGGGCAAACTCCAGTTACACATTCATCGTCTAATAATTCATCAAAACTATTAGCACTTTCTACATCTATTGGTTTTAGGTCTTGAACATATCTTCTAAAAGTATATTCGTCTACGACTTCTTGAGGTAAGTATAGATAGCCTAAATCTTGAGCTGTTTTAGTAGGATCAGTTCTGTAGATAAAACTTACTCCTACATAGCAATCCCAGTTATTAAGTAACCAGTCAATAATCTCTGTCACTTCACTAGGGTCATAGCTAATAGTTACTGATGTATTTTGTTGAGTCCAACTGGTCTGTAACAATTTGTATCTCTCTAGTTGCTGTACAGCAGTTTCTAGGTTTACTTCCTTGCCATTTTCTTTGTGAAAAGGAACATCTTTCCACTCTACTGGAAATGTTACTAAGACGCCGGTTAGATCTGTAGGATGATTAATTACTTTATAACCAGCATCACGTAATACAGGAATCATTGGATCATATGTACTAAATTGTACATTATTGAAAATATATTTACCTAGTGGTTTGTGTACACCTTCTGTACAATCCATAATCTTGCTTAATGTACCGCTGGGCTTAATACAAGTAATATTTTTAGGACGAGGTAATCCTAATTCATCAGCCATTGAAATAGCACTACTAGTAGCAGTGCGTTTTAGATATTCATAGTCATAGCTAGTCATGTCAGGACGCATAGCTATTCCTGTTAGACCAACTCCGCAGAGACGTAAGAAATAGTTGTTAAGGTGCCATGCTTCTTGTAAGATCCCGTCTTTAAGATTAACACAGGTCTGACGATAATTTGCCCTGGCAGCGAGTCTGATCGCATCATGTAATCCGGCAGTGTCACCTTTAAACTTGGAGATATCCGTCTCTGTAAGGTTACAGAAGGATTTGTTACCCAATAAGATTTCAACACACGGGTTTGCTCCTTTAAACCACGGAGCACGTCTAAGAGCTTCTTGTTCATTAATAAATCCTGGTTCACTACCACCAGCCTCTAACATAAGATTAAAAATTTCTTTTAGTTCTTGTCTAGTAGGTTTTTCTTTAAAAACTAAACTATTATTTGATTGTTGGCGGTGTTCGCGTCCATATAACCAAAAGTCCTTTTTAGCTATTGCAAATTCTTGCCATTCCGGTTGACCATAGTCAAAAAGAGCGATTTCAGCCGATCTACGACTGGACAGGATCGTTCCGAGATGATTAACAATATCAAGAATATCCATCCTAGTGAGAAGACTGTCAGCCCTACCATTAAGTATGTTGGCAATTGCAACATAAGCTTTTGAGATAGCGCTGTCACCACTGCTAATCCATCCATATCCTTTTAACCTTTCTCCAGCTGGTCTAAGTTGACTAAAATCAAGTATAAGAGTATCAGCAGGATACTTACCTGCAAGCAACTTTCCAATAGATTTTGCCCAGGCTTCAGCACTATCTCCAACTTGTATTCTCCAAGTTTTTGTTGCAGCATCCCAAGTTTCTACATTATGCTCAAGTCCGCCTTTGGCAATACGTTGACTCTTAATAACCTGAATATTTTTAATTGGTTTTGAAAATCCATTAAGAGTGCCTACAATTGGTTTAAATCCTACTCCACAACCTTGTAATAATAACCATAAGCAATCAACTACATCATATACTGTTTCTACTTGTGTAAAACTACAATTAAATTGACTAGCTTCACGAGTTTGTGCTACTGTAGTGCCACCTAACCAAAGAGTACGTCCAGCCATTAATACTTTACGCTCCAACATTAAGCGCTCTAGTTCATCTAGTTCTGCTACTTCATGAAAATAGAGTTGGCGTCCTGCAGCTCTTTCCCATAACCAATGTTGATGTTCTCTAACTCTTTTAATAGTTTGTTGCCAACTTTCAAACCGTTTACCATCATCACTAGTAGGTCTGTTATAGGTCCTTCTCGTGATTACTTGTGCTCGCGTACTTACTTGCATAATATCTCCTATTGTCCAGTACTGCCAAATCCTCCAGTACCGCGTTCTGTATCATTCCAACTGTCAACAAAATCGCAAAGAATTATAGGAATAATTACTAATTGCGCTATTCTATCTCCAGCTTCAATTTTATGTTTTTCTTCACTAATATTTTTTAGTGCTACTTTTATATTTCCACGATAATCACTGTCAATAACGCCTACGCCATTAAGTACAATAATTCCCTTTTTGCCCTGTCCCGATCTGTTAAATACGAACCCGCCAAAGCCCTCTGGAATTTTTACCGCTACACCAGTATCTACAAGTTTTGTTTCTCCAGGAAATAATTCAAAAGGTTCGGTGGTACGTAAATCTGCACCTGCATCTGTGGCATTAGCACGTTTTGGTAGGTATGCTGCGTTATTTACTCTACACTCTACTACTTGATGTATATTGCGATCAGAATTATGGTCATAGCTACGATTAATATTTGTAAATTCTGTTATATATTTTTTCATATTAAATATTTGTTTTTTGAATTGTTGGTACAAAACTAGGTATAATAACTAAATTTGCTATATGTTGACCATGAAATATTGTATATGGCTGAGTACCACGATTAACAATGTTTACGGATAAATAGTCTCTATCATAGCTAGTAATAACATTAAAATTTTCTACAAAATTAACGTTTAAATTTTTTTGTTGAGCAGTATTAAAAATTAATCCAATAAATGCTGTGCCAATCTTAGCAACTACACCTAACTCAATTTTTATGTTTGATCCTGGCAAAATCATTTCTACTTCTTCTTTGCCTTGTTTTAGTATATAGGCATATAATTCTGCTGTAACACTATTAACATCTCTTGTAGGAAGTTTGCTTTTTGGTTTAAGAATAAACTCTAGTGTTTGCATTTAATAATTCCTCTAATTTTTTATCAATAATACTACAATTTTCTTTTCCCAAGGCATCCTTACAATAAGTAACTAAATCCATTAGTTTATAATTTAATTCTAGTTGTTCTTTTGATTCATTAAGTGCTTCAATATACTTGTACTTACCACTGATAGGGATACTGTTAATAATATCCCAGGTAGTACCATATTCTTCAACAAGTTGCTGAGCACGTTTAGGTCCAATACCAGGCACACCAGGGACATTATCGCCACTATCGCCCATAAGACACTTAACATGAATATACTGTTCCGGCTCAAAAGAGTACTGATCTTGCCAAGACTCCCACGTAGTTTCTTTGCGAGTAACATAACTAAATCTTCCTACTCCTGGCTTAATTAATAAATCCCAATCTTTATCGCTAGACATAAGCCAGATTTCGTCTATTGGTAATTTACGCTTTTTTCCTACAATATATGCAGCAATATCATCTGCTTCTACACCAGCAAAACGTAATACAGGATAATTTTGTTCTAGTAATTCAAGTGTTTCTATAAAATCTTCAAAAAATAACTCAAATTCTAATTTTTCAGCTTCAGTTTGTTGTTCGTATTTATCTTTGCGATTTTGTTTATAGTCAGGGTAAATATCTTTACGATAACTACTAGATCCTTGATCTGCAGCTATAACTATATACTGTGCTTTATAGCTTTTAGCTAAACTTTCTACAGTTCTAAGATAATCGCTAGCAAAGTTTCTAGCTTTGGTATGTTTATATCTAAAAGCAAGATTTAAAGCATCTACTATCATTAGTGTTTTTTGAATTGGTTCAAATTCTTTAAAGGTTTTCATATCATTTTTTAGAGTGTAATTTATTATTATATCACTATTGATAACAAAAGTCAATCTACAAATTTAGTTCTGCTATTTGTAAGCCAATCTTCTAATAAGAACATATAGAACTCATAATCTTGTGAATAGAACATTAGCCAACGCTTGTCCATCATATTATCACAAACAAAGCTAGTAGCGCCAAATAATTTACTACGATCATGTTTAAATATTAGTAAAGGCATTTTATCAACTTGAGATGCTTGGCGTTGTGTTTGTTGCCACCATTCTATAATTTGTGGAGTCTTATGTGTTAATAAACCGCTGTTAATATGGTCGTCAGCATAACCTTTTACTTCAACACAATAATTATTAACATGGTTAGGTACATATAAATCTCCTTTTAAACCATGTTTAGCATCGAGTGCTCCGCTACCAGGTACACGCTCCCACTCTAAACCTGTATGTTTGCGAAGCATATCACGTGCTAAGGTTTCTGTACGTGCACCTTTTTGACGACTATCTACCACTGGTAGCCTCACGAACATGTTTAGCTAACCTGTTCCAATCTATAGTGCCATCAGGATTGGTATAAATGCTTTCTTTATTTGTAAGATCATCATATTCAATCTTGTCCCTGGCTTTAGCAACTTTTTTACATTTGCGTTGTAATAATTTTTCGTATTTTTTAAGCTGCATAATATTATCCCTCAATACGAGATATGTTATTACGTTTAATAACATTTATTTTTTCCAATAGTGGATGACTAAAACCGTGACTGACCAAAAAAGTATTTAAGTGTTCTTCTCCTAGCAATACTTCAACTAATTTTTCTTTTCCGTCTACATCTAATGTTTCTATAGTTTCATCTAAAATTAATAAATTAATACGACTACTCGATAAGCTTTGCATTAATTTTCTAATTGCAAGTAGTGTAGCTACATTTACACGAGCTTTTTCTCCACCACTAAGAGCGCTAATGTCAATATCTCGTCCATTATCAGTAATTATTACTAGTAGTTTATCACTACTATTTACCTTAAAGCTAATTTGAAATCTGCCATCACTAAGATCAACTAAATACTGGTTAGTAATTGATTCTAAGTCCTTCACTAAACATTCAATTTTATAGGCTACTAAACCAGTCGTTGAAAAGGTTTTAGTAAGTACCTGTAATATACTCATGCGTTCGGTCATTAAATGAAGCTGAAAGCTATATTCTTCCAATTCTTCAGTCATTTCTTCAAGCTGTTGTTTAATAGTCTCTATCTTACTGTTATGTGCTTGTATTTGTATGTTTTTATCTTCTGCCAGTTTAATTCGTTGTTTAGTTTCTTGTATAGTTCTAGCCAATTCATCATATTGATTTTGTAGTTCATTCTTATCCAAAGTTTTTGCTGGTATACTATTATCTACTAATTGATGTAATCGTTCAAATTCTTGTTGAGTTTTTACAGCTTGTTTATATTGTTTATCTGCCTCTTCTAATTCATTAGATATAATTAATGCGGCGGCGGCAGCTGCTCTTGCGGTTTCAACTTCTATGTCTTTAGCAGTAATTAATTCTTTTGTTTTTGCACTATCAATAGGACTGTAACAAGTAGGACAAACTCCTGTTAAATTTTTAAGTTTTTTAATAAATAGTTCGCCGTCTTTAACGGTTTTCATATTCTCTGTTTGTTCTTGTTGCAGTTTGCGAATATGCTGTTCGTCTACAGAGGCTGGAGATGGCCAAGTTAAGTTAATTGCACTAAGTTGTTGTTTATAAGTGTTATTCTGTATAATTTTACGATTAGTTTTATCTACATTTGTAATCTCTAGATTAAGTTCAGCAACTTTTTGCTCAAGTTTAGGGTCTAGATTTTCTACTATGTGAAAACGTTTTACAGTTAAATCTGTTTTTTCATATTTATCTAACCAACTGCGATAAGTATTAACTTTTGCTTGTGCAGCACTCATTTCTTTGCCAAGTTCTAGCGATATTTCTTTAAATATTTCGCTTGCTCTAGTATACTTAGTAAGATTTAATATTTCAATAAGAAATTTTTTTCTAGCTGTATCAGCATTAGTTAAAAACTCTAGACTCATAGCATTACTTTGATAAACTATTTGTGCAAAGCTTTTGTGATCAATACCTATAATATCTTCTATAATTTTATAAGTTTGTGTAGCAGTATGAGCACTAATATCATTACCATTTTTTAGTAATTTAACTGTTTGATTACTACCACGACTAGTTTTTATAGTATAATCATTGCCATCACGTTCTAAATCTAATTCAATTGTATAACTTTTATCTTTTACATATCTGTTTAAAATATCAGCTTTTTTAATACCTTTTGAATTTTTATTAAATAATACTTCTTCTAGTATAAGAGCAATACTACTTTTTCCATGCCCATTTTTACCTACAAGTTGAGTTAATGGGGCTTTTACAAAATTTATAGTATTATTACTACCATAACTAAAACAATTACTCCATCTTAGTTCTTTTATTGTTATCATTTTAATCCATTACTAAATATATCATAAGTGGAAACATAGAAATTACTATTAGTAATAGTCCCCAATACTGTCTAGCCTGTAATTCTGCGTACAATATCTCAACATCTTCAGGTGGTAAGTTTTTTCTAATATCCGGTGTTAATTCGCTAGTAGATGAAATTAGGCTTATTATGCCACAAATAAGTATAAGTAGAGCTATCCAGTACATTTTTTCCAAAACTTTTGTTTATTTAAAAAACCTAGTTGTTCTATTAACAATATCATTTCAATAGCATTATCAAACTCTAGTTGCCAATGATCTTGCGAACCATGTTTACGTTCAGCCAGTATTCTAGCAACATAGTAAAAATTAGGATGATAGTCCGTACTAATCATGTTCTATTTTATCTAATTGATTTTGTACTTCTAATACAGCTTTATCAATAGTTGTTTCGGGTAATTCCAATATGTATTGTAAATACTCTTTAACTTCCTCAATTAAACTCATATTATTATCAAGCATTAATTGTACATCAGTACTACGTTTAATAACTTTTTTGTCTATAAGCTCGCTGTCTTCTAGTTCGCCTAATTCTTGCAAATCGCCTTCAACTTGATAAATTGTGTGATGATAAGAAGTAGGCGGTTTAGGGTCGCTAGGAGATACTATTTTTCTTAGTAGTTGCGGCAATTCTAATTTAATCCAACTATGTTTTAATGTTTCAGTATCTAGGAGAATAACCCCAGTCTGAACAACATCTCTATGAAAACTAGTAGTTATAGGGCTACCAGGATAAAGAATATTTCGTTGACAATTTTCATAACTATGTAAATCACCAGCTAATACAATATCCCAATTTTTAAAAATATCTAAATTAACTTCTGGTGTAACATGTGGCGGTATTTCTCCACGTACATGTGTGCAAAGTATATTGCCACCTTCTGGCCAGGGATTACTTTGTTCAAAATCTTTTAGTTTGTTATATGGAACAAATTCAATACCATAATCACTATAATAATCATCTATAACTATTACATTTCTTTTACTACTCATTAAATTTGTAGCTTTAGCTAAATTAGTCATAAAAGTAGTAGACTTTTTTACTGCTTCATGATTTCCACTATAAATAATTGTAGGAATATTACAATGATTTATTAAATCAAAATATATTTCTAATTCTTCCATACTAGGCAATTTATCAAATACATCACCACCTATAATAAACAAATCGGCTTTGGTTTGTTGTATAGCTAAAGCTTTCCACAATAAATCATAACGATTTTTAGCCCAGTCAACAGGAACATTTTTTTGAGCTAATTTTATGTGTATATCTGCTGTAAATAATACTTTCATTATTACATCCTAAAAAATAAATAGCCCAGTAATTTTAGCTTACTGGGCTTATTATTAACCTAGTTCTTTAATAGCTTCTTGTTCGCTTTCATCAGTTTCTTCATCTTGTTGACTATTAACTTTTTCTAGCAAAGCCTTGACTTCTTCTGCTGTTGGTCTAGGAAATTTTTCATCAATATTTTGTGCGTTATTAGCTAATTCTCGTTCTTCATCATTTAATTTTCTTGGTTTGCATCGAAGAACTTGTAAAGTATATTCTACATTAAATGCTAGTGGTCCAGTTTTTGATCTTTTAAATACTACATCCCAACCAGTATCATAATCTGTTGGATCTCCTAAATCTTCTGCTGCAGTAAGAATTTGTTCAAATAATTTTTTCTTTAGATTAAGTGCTTTAACTTTACCATCTTTGGGATCAATACAATTGATTGAATAGCTCCAACTACAACGTAAATCAGGATAGTATTCTGGTACATAATCTTTTTCTAGATTATCAAATTTTTCTTTCTCACGATTAAAAGCCAAACACTCGATAGGAATATCTTTATTATTAGTACCTTTGATCCAATAAATATATCTTGGTAAAATTCCACCAATTAATCTGACTGTATTCTCGCCATCCTTATATTCGTAAGTTTCTACTTTATTTGATAATGCTTTGCCTTTTGTTTGTTTAAAGCTAAGTGCCATTTATTCCTCGTATTTAAAATAAATTTTATTTTTTTCTATGGTTAATATTGGATTATATTTTATTGCGTTTATATTTAGATCAGGATAGTAAGTTAAATCTAGACATGCATAATTTAAATCTTTAAATTGTTGATAACTTCTACGTCCTGCTAATTGTATATATTGCGCTTTATATATAGTGTCTATACTTTGATCTAAAAAGAAATCTTTTGCATTTTTTAAAAAACTTAATCCATTTAAATCTGGATTAAAACCTTTATAATGCATATATAATATGTTGATTAATTTAGTAGGATTATTTTTACTTAATTTAACAGCTTTTTCTAAATTAAATCTATATATTTTTCTTTCGATCATCATATATTATAGCATAGCCAGTTAAATACTACAAGTTAAAAATTCTATACCGTAATTACTTCCCAACCTTTTTTAAGATAAAGTCCTAATCTATCATTATTTTGTTTTTTATCTAACCATCCGCTAAATTGAATATCCACTACTATTGGATTTAGTTTATTTGGATGTTCTCTCATTACTCTGCCAATAATTTGTTCTAATAAACTATCATTACTCATAGGTACTGCTAATATTACACAACTTAAAATATTTATTGATATTCCTTCACTAAATATTTGTCTGCTACCAGCAATGCACATTTTTGTTTTATTAAGCAATTGTTCTTTAGCAAGTTGTCTTTCTTCTGTTGAGGTGTCGCCAGTAACCAACAAACACGTTTCACCAACATATTCTTTTACCTTTTCTAGAAATTCTACTCTATCTGCTACTATAAGTACACTATGACCTGCATTAATATGAAAAGTAGCCAAAGTACTAATATATTTTCTGTAATAATCATCTTGAGTTAATTCATTGATTTTTTCTACCCAGGTAGCTTTTGGATTTAAAACTATATTGCTTTTTATTAGATGCACAACTGGATTTAAGGTATTACTTTGTGGTGGTTTATATACAATGTCTCCGAAATAATCATTAAAAACTACATGTTTACCATCTTTTCTAATCATAGTACCACTAAGAGCCAGTCTGTATCTAGCATGAAAATTATCTATAGTTTGGCTAAATGTACTAGCTGGACAGTGATGTGCTTCATCTAATATGATTGTACCAAACTCTTTATTAATTTTATCTAAATATTTAACTATACTTTGAACATTTCCTACAACTATAAAATGATCTTCTATGTCATAGACTCCACTTCCTATTAAGCCTGGTTCTGTACCAAATAAAACTTTAATTTCTTCACACCATTGATCACGTAATGCAGTTGTATGAGTTACTATTAATGTTTTTTGCCCCCATTTACAAGCTATATGTAAAGCTGTAAAAGTTTTACCCCAACCTACTAAAGCATTTATAAAACAAGTATCAGATGCTTTATCATATACTTCTTGTTGCTCTGGTCGTAAATTATATTTTGGCTTTGGAAAGGGTACTGTATTATATACTCTTTTATCTAAGATTTCATATTCTTCTGGTATTAAATCAGTACGACCTTGTGGTATACTAAGCATACCATTATTAAATAATCTATAATTTTTTATAGTTTCTACTGTAGAAAACTTTTTTGACCCAGTATTTTTTGTAATTTTGTAAGTAAGCGTATTAGCTATATACTTAGTAGCAGCATTACCTGGATTATCCATATATATTCTATTACTTATAATAGCTTTCACACTAAATTTCCTTTTTAGTTTATTATACTAATCTCCACTTAGATTTAAGTTCTTCATTACATAGACCGTAAAATAAACTTTTACTATTATAATGTAATATAGCCGCGTATCTTTCGTGTATAGGTATCGTCATAGACTTAAATCTTTCGGATAGACCTTCTAATTCTAGTATACATCCTATGCCATTGACTGGTAATATTTGTTTAATCCTATAAATTTTCAGTTTGGCGCGCGTAGATTTTTTATACTGAAAAATTGTCCCATTGTTATCTATAAACCATGAAGATTTTGTAGCTAATTTTATTAAATCTTGTACTGTATATATTGCTATAGATAATTTTTCTAATTTATCTTTGTCTATTTTTAATCTACGCAATCCAAGTGTAGTATTAGTGATATTTTTATCATCTATTATTTTTATTTTAGTAATTGTTTTATTATTTTCTTCATCAAATAGTTCCGTAAGATAATAAATAATTCCATCCTTATTGATGGGTTCTTTATCTCTTAATTTAAATACGGGCCAAACTATTTTCTCTAGTTGCATAGATTTCTTCAAAACTGCCGAAACTATAGTCGTCGCCTATATCCTGATCAACGCCAATAGGAAATCTAGGAATATTACAACCCCAGTCATATTGTGTACATTTGCGCAATATGCTACAGTATTCATCTACATGCTCACTTTTAACAAGTGCCACGATTGAGTCATGGACAAGCATGAAGATTTTTGCGTCAAGTTTACGCTCTCTAATTGTTCTAGCAGTTTCAATAGCTCCGAGTAAGTTAACGTCACTTGCAAGGGATTGGATTTCCGAATTAATTCCACTACGTACTTCGTGGGCTGCGATTCCTTT